AAATACAGGGATGTAGACCGGAGTACCGGCTGGAGGGGTTGTGCCTCGGGTGGTCTCTTGCAAGAGACCACCCGAGGCACAACCCCTCCAGCCGGTACTCCGGTCTACATCCCTGTATTTTCGCCACCGGTGACTCCAATGCAGACGTTCTTGCGCGACGAGGCTTTGCGTGGATCACCAACGGTTGTTTATGACCAAGTTCAGGGTGTCCGTCACGATGAATACGACGCGAAGTTCTACCTCTACGCTGACACATTCCCTTGGTTAGTGACCTCAGTCCTCGGTGGAAACGACACCATCTCCGGTGCTGGTCCGTACACCCACGTCATCAAGTTGTACAACAACGCGACTAACGGTTCACAGCCCCGCTCATTCTCCATCATGGACTTTGACGGTGCGAACTACTTCACCATGACCGGCGCTCAGGCCGACAGCCTTGGCATCACCTTTGGAGCCGAAGCCGCAGCCGAAGCGACTGTCAAGTTCTTCGCTAACCCTTACACCTCAGCCACTACTGCCCCAAGCCCATTCACGAGCTTGAGCCTTTCGACTGAGCACATGATTCCTGCTTGGGACACCACCATCTCAGTTGGCGGAACCACCTACACCTACATCTCGACTGGTGAATTGACCTTGGCTCGCAAGACTGCCCCAATCTTCACGATGGGTACTCAGGCTCCTCACGTCAACTTCGCAGGACCTCTCGAAGTGACCGGAAAGTTCACCGCAGTAGTCGACAGCAACGCCGACACCTGGTCAACTGGATCTAGCGCCTACGCTTTGACCCGCTCACCTCAGGCTGTTGTAATCACGATGACCGACCCTAACGACACCGGACACTCATTCGCAGTCACCATGACCAGCGTTCAGTTCCACGACGTTAAGCGCACCCGCGGTAAGGAATACACCGAGGTTGAAGTATCATTTACGGCAAACGCCAACGCTACGGACGCTTCGACTGGCTACAGCCCAATCGCAACGACCACTATCAACGGCGTTTCAACCGCGTATCAAACAGGCTACTAAGCCACCTAGAAAGGGGACACAATGCCACTCATCGAACTACCAAACGGACAGAGCGCAGTCATCAAAAACCGAGAGGAAATCACCGAGCGTCAATCTCGCGTGGTCTCCAAAGCGTATCTTCGAGCTGCGACCTCAGCCGTCAAACTCGCTGAACTTGGCTTCGATGACAAGAACCCTGGCACATGGGGGGTCATCGGCAATCTATCGGAAGAGGACCAAGAGGGTCTCACGGCGTATCAGGCTGCGTTAATCGTTGCCATGGTTTCATCGTGGACCCTCGGGGACCTCCCGACTGACGACTCGGTTCTAGATCTACCCAAAGCCACCTTTGACCAACTATCAGAGGCTTGCGCTGATGAGTACAACCGCACTCAAGAGTTCGGACCCGATGGAGTCAAAGACCCAAAAGCGCCTATCGCCGACTGAATCGGTTAGCGGAGGCACTTAGAGGCAAAGAAGTCGAACCCGACCCCGAACTGTTTGCGCTATGGCGTGAGTATCAGTTCAGGACAAAGTTCGGCGTCACCCATGAGCAGTATCTCGACGAGCCGGTCTACATCGTTGAGTGGATGACTGCCCTGGACAACTTAAACTCGGAGCTCTCAAATGGCTAGTTCAGTCGGCGTGAAAATTGAAGTAGATGACAAACTCTTCATCGCCAAAATTGCTGACATTAAAGCCGCATCCCTAGAAGCCGCTCGACTATTCGTGACCCAAGGCGGTCTGATGCTCGAAGCGAACGTCAAGGCCGAGGGGTTTAACCCACGTCCTGCTGGCTCCCAGCGCGTATCTAAGTCAGGACGAACCTACTACGTCGGACCAGCGACCCCTCCAAGGCCGACCCAGCGCACCGGCAACCTCCGCAACTCATTCGTTTATCGCAATACCCAAAGAACGGCCACCGGCTACAAGTCGGAAACCGGAACCTACATTAAGTACGCGCCTTATGTCGATTACGGCACATCGCGTTCTCGTAAGTTCCCATTCGCCGAAGATGGCGTGGCCCGCATTCTGCCCCGCCTGAATAACCTCGCACAAGAACTCTTTAGAAAGGCACAAGACGCCTAATGGATCTAAGCAAAGTAATCGTCACCCTCTTTGCCGAAACCAAAGAGTACATGGAGAAGATGGACAAAGCCGAGGGCAAGATGCTCGGATTCGGCAAGTCCGCCGACGTTGCTTCGTCTAAGACCCAGGCATTCGCCAACAAAGCCTCAACAGCCATGATTGGCTTCGGCATCGCTGCGATTGGCTATGGCGTAGATGCCGCGATGAAGCTCAACGAGTCTCTGGACGCGGTCAAGAACCAGTCCAACCTGACTGACGTACAGATTGAAAAACTACGCGGTCACATCATTGACACCTCGAACCAAACAGGTATCAGCGCAGACCAACTCGCTAAGGCTGCGCTCATCACCAGCCAAGCGGGAATCACCGGCGCTCAGTCCTACAAGTTGCTCAACGACGCGGCTAAGGCTGCGGTCATTACTAACTCAGACGTAGTCTCCACAACTCAGGCCATTGTCTCTGTTCAGGCTTTGCAAATCGCAAAGGGAATGGACATCACCACCCTTACCGGCAAACTGGTTGCCGGATCTAAGTCGTTTGTTGGTGGCCTCCAAGCCGAAGAGCAAATGCTCAAAGGTCGAGTCGGAGTAGCCCTCGCCAACTACGGCCTCAAGCTCAGCCAAATCATTCCCCTTGGTGCTGAGTTTGCCAAGGTCGGACTTCCCTCGCGTTCCGTTGCATCATTCACTAACGCCCTAGGCAAGGTCGAACAGCCCACCAAGGCTTATGCTGCCGGACTTGCCAAGGTCGGACTCAACGCGGCTCAACTTGGCAAAGACGTGCGCTCAGGCAACGTCGTTCAGTTGCTCAAGGACATCAACGAGCAAGCCATCAAGGGTGGCGGACCACTCAGCCAATACACCAACGCCGTCTTCGGATCTGGTGGTGGTGGTGCGGCCTCGGTCCTTATCAAGAACCTCAAGGACGTAGTCAAGGTCCAACAGCAGGTCGCTGGCGGTGGCGCTACCTCGCTGGCAGGCTCGTTCGCAGATGCCGCTAAGCAACTCAGCCCACAACTCAAAATCTTCGAGGCGAACCTCACCAACGCTCTCATCTCTGTTGGTCAGGTAGTCCTCCCCGCGCTTTCTAAGTTGCTCTCGGGGCTCAACGGTTTCTTCAAGGACAAGGGCGCAGTCGAGGCTGTCGGAATTACCCTTGGCGCGGCTTTCGCTGCATCAGTCGGCCTCAAGATTGCCAACCTCGTCAAGGGCATTGCTGGGCTGTTCGGCAAGACTGCTCAGGTAGTTGCTACCGACGCCAACACAGTAGCCCTCCAAGAGAACACCGCAGTTTTGCTCGGTAAGGGAGGTGGAGGCGGAGGTCTTGCTGCTGACGTATTCAAGTACGGCAAGTTTGCTCCTGCTATGGCCGCGGGCTTTGCTCTTGCAGCTCTTGGCGGACTCGCATTCGGAGCCTACGGAGACGCCGCTCTAAAAAAGCGTGGACTCCAAGAGGTCGGTCGAGGAATCTCCAAACGTGGTGGCGGTTATGTAGCTCCATTCAGCCAAGCCCAAAACAGCATTGCCCAGCGCAACAGCGTTCGAGTTAGGGTCACTAACTAATGGCGGGCGAGGCATCTTTCAACGGCGAGCCGGTCAGCGACATTGACATTGAAATCGACATTCAGGCTCTTGCCGGTGCGCTCCTGCAAAACCAAAAGTTCATCGACGCAGTAGCCAAGGCTGTCCGCAACCAAATGCTCAAAGACGTGCGCACCATGAAGACCTTGTTCGCTCAATGGGGAGGAACTAACAAGTGACCGCTCTAGCCTCGCTTCCTACGCTCAGCGTTCAAATCGCCTTTAACCCGACCAACCTGCAGACCCTTACGCAGACCTGGACAGACGTGACCCAATGGGTGCGCGACTTCTCCACGAGCTCAGGCCGTCAGCACTTCCTCGACCGCATCGAGTCCAGCACTATCCGCATGACCCTGGACAACCGCACCGGCTACTTCCTCAACGGAACGACCAACGGCACAGGCGCGGTGATCCGAACTCGCTTGCCTATCAAGGTCACGGCCACAGTCGGAGCAACGACCTACCCCATCTTTTGGGGACTGACCGAGAGTGCCGAAGAGCGCACCGCCGACCAGTTGAACCAAGACATCATCCTCACGGCAACGGACAACACCAAGTACCTGTCGTTGCTGTACATGAACCGTCCGCAGTTTTGGTCACAGTACGCCAAGTCTGCCAACGCTCTTTCGTGGTATCGCTGCGACGGTATCGGAGCCATGCCCGACCAAATCAGCACCTACAACGGTCAGGTTTCGGGCGCGGTTCTGAACACCGCCGGAACTTTGCTCTATGACGTGGACACGGCTATCGACCTCACCAACGGTCAGACCAACGGCACGAACGTTGCTTACCTGCAATTGAGCAACCCCAAGGCTCTCGGCTCGCTCTCCACTCAGGTCAATGGCATTGACTTTTGGTTTATTGGCAATTCCTCGCAGACCAACTTCATCATCAGCACCCTGTCTTTGGGCTTTCAGTTCTATGTCTCACCGAACGGAACTCTCGCCTATACGGACGTGAGCGGAAACACCCAAGACACGCTCATCCAAATCGCTGACGGCAACTGGCATCACATCGGCGTAGTCCAATGGACTCAAACGCTCGGTGGCGCTTACCCGACTTACATCTATGTCGACGGCCAATACTTCTCCCACGGCACTCGCGCACTACCTTTGGCTGCGGGTACTTACTCGCTCCAAATTGGCAACTACAACGCCGGAACTTTGTCCTGGCAACCTGCCAACTACTACATCGACGAAATCGTAATCACTCAAGGCGTATCGGCGCTGGCCACAATTCAGGCTGAAATCAAGCAACGGTTCGCCGCTGGCTAGCTACTCAAGAACGTCATTTCTTCGGGAGACCGCATTGCCGAGGTCTTGGTCTTGGCTGGTTATGGATCTATTACGGCTGGCGCAATCGTGCCTACTAACTACTACGTCAATGACGTGGCTTGGTCGGCTAACGCTGGCGCGTTCTTTGTTCAGGGATTCCAAACAGCGGTCACGAGCTCGACGGCCCTAGACCTAATCCAGCAAGTCACCGACACCGACGTTGGCGCGTTCTACCAAAAGCCTGACGGAACCCTAGAGTTCGACACTCAGGCTTACCTCTACAACCCCACGAACAATGCGACCCCCTCGGGCGCAGATGTTTGGAGCGACACCGCTGGCGGTTCTGTGACTACGTTCTACGAGCCCACCACTCTCCAGGTGCTTCGCGATGACGCGGACGTTTGGACCACGGTGAAAATCACGGCTCAAAACGGTACGGTTCAGACCTACGAAAACACCGCCAACGAACCGCTCTATGGCTTCTCGACTTTGACCAAGAGCAACGTCGTTTCTGTGACCAACGAGCAAGCCAATCAAGAGGCCATTTACCTCGGCAACCTCTACCAAAGCCCTCTGCCCCGCATCGGCAACGTCGAGCTGCGAAGCGAAACCAACAACGGCGCAAACCTGCCCGAGATGCTGGTCCGCTATGTCGATGACGTGGTCTTGCTCAAGCGAACCCCTAACGGCGCATCCACGGCCGGTTCGATTAGTTCGGCGATGGTCATCGAAAGCATTCGACACGACTTCCAAGCCGACCCTGGCTATTGGCATTCGTCCTTTACGCTAGATCCGTATCCCAAGCGCGGGCAGAACTCAACGCCACAAACGTTCTTTATGCTATTTGATGACGCAACCTACGGAGTTTTTGACTCCAACAACGACTACCTCTAAGGGACAAAATGCCACACAACCCCTCCGCTATCAACCCTTGGTCTACGGCCCAAGAGTTCAACTCAGGCGAAGCCGCAACGTCGGCGCAGTACAACCAGATTGTGAACAACCTCTCGCTGATGTACGCGCGTCCGTTCATTATCTTGGCCAACACGACTAACCAGTCGCTCACCACCGGATCTAACGTCTTCACAGGTGGCTCACCAGCGACTATCACCAACAGCCCCGCCTCGCTGGCCGGTTCGATTACCTACTCAAGCGGAACCTTTACCGT